CGCTGAGCCCGTCGGCGATGAGGCTCATCCACCAGTTGATGGAAATGACCCCAAGTGGCTCGGATCAGGGGAAAATTCTTCTGTTCCTTCGAGACCGTCATCTGCCTACGGGCTTAAGAAAATGTCCCTCTACCGATTCCTCTTCGGTCTGCCGGATCGAGCTCGCAAGGTCCGGGTGACGCGCTGCGGTACCGACGGCTGGTTTCTCCGGGTCAGGTATTACGGAATCCTTGCCAGGCTTCGAGCGGTTTGCGAGGCGTCTGGTATCCGTCATGATACCCATTACAAGCTCAACTCTACCGAGTATCTCATCACCGTCGACCGTATCGGCATGGCCGTGGAGGTCCAGGAGCTCTTCGACGGCGCTGTGGTTGGGAGGTGGGTGAAACCATGACGACCCTTCATCAACGCCTGCTCGAGGTGAGAAAAAGCATCACCTCTATCCAGAAAGACGAGCGAAATCAATATCATAAGTTCAACTACGCCTCTTCGAGCGCTGTGTTGAAGGCCCTCAGAGATGCCATGGACAGCAACGGCGTACTGCTGATTCCGAGCGTTACCGGCCGGGAAACGGGTGAGCTGACAACCCAAGACGGCAAGAAGAACATCCTCACGCACCTCGATATCAGCTACCGTTGGGTCAACGTCGACAATCCAGAGGAGACAATAGAGTGCTCGTGGTACGCCCAGGGCATCGACGCCGGCGAGCGCGGCGTCGGCAAAGCGCTCACGTACGCCGAGAAGTATTTTCTCCTCAGATTTTTCAATGTGCCAACAGATGATTTGGATCCGGATGCGGGACGCCGGGATCCCCATGGCGGCAGTGGTGGCAACAAAAACAATCGCCAGCAACAAACCAGAAACAATCCAAGCGGCCCCATGACAGCCGAACAACGGAAGAGCATCTGGAGCCTTGCCAAAAAGCTTTGGGGAGAGAAAGGCGCGCTCAAAGGTCTCGGCGATCTCCTTCAGACGGACCGGCCGGATGAGGTGCTCAAAAAGATGAGCAGACAAGACGCGGCGTCTCAGATCCAGGTTCTCACGACCCTGGCGACGGGAGATCCAAGGACGAGCCAATGAATCTCAACAGTGAGAGCATCACCAGTCTGGGCAGCGTCCTGCAGCTCAAGTGCTTCCAGGGAAGCGACCAACTTGTTCGCGAGGTCTGGGCCGTCTTGGAGTACGGCAACAGAAAGCACTGCGACAGCGAACCGTCGGCCGCTCAGCACGTCGAAGCGGCGTTGAGACACCTTGGATGCCGTGGCGCCGATGAGGAGACAGGACAGTCCCACCGGGCACACGCTTGTGCGCGGCTGCTCCTGGCGCTCCTCGAACTGACAAAGGGGACGGACAGGGAAGGACGGGCAACCATGAACGGCCAGAACCCATGGGTCGGCTGGAGGCGGTGAATGCGGAGCAACGGCAAAGGGCAGGCTTCCGGAGTACGTCGAGTTTGGTGTGCGTACGCCTATGATACGGCAACCGTGGGACTACCTGCCCTTTTTGCGGGGTGGAGCAGCTGGAAGCTCGGGAGGCTCATAACCTCCAGGTCGCCGGTTCGAATCCGGCCCCCGCAACAACCCATATCACGAGAGAAGAGCCGGGGGGTGGAGCCCCGGATAGGCGCCGGCAACGGTTTTGTCATGGCCGCCGGCGGCCGAAAGCACATGGCGACGCCGATGCACGCCTCTCGGCCGGGCCGCATCGGTGGGGTTATAGGCCGTGGCCCTCGCCGGTGTCGAAGCCGGCGGGGGCACAGGGGGTCTTTTGTGCGGTCAGACCTCCAGGCGCCATGCGTACGCAAAAACCAACCGTACGGACGACACATGGGGTAGCCCTCTGGCTCGGTTCGATTCCGGAGTGTCGTCCCCTGGTGATGAGGAAGCCATGCCGCCCGGCCAGCTGGCGCAAAGGAGGGTGAAGTGAATCGCAACCAACGCAGAAATACCCGCCGACGGAACAGTAAGATCGCCAAGGCGAGGACAAGGACCGAGGGCCGCGCCGCCCACAAAATGCCCCGGAAACGACACCATGAAAACCGTTTTGGATCAAAAAAACGATCAATTTTGATTTTAAAGCGACGGATTGTGAACCTGGCGTTCAATTTGTGGGGACGATTTGGGTCACAGAATCTCCGACAAATGATCCCTCGCGAGCTCAGAGAGCTCGACTCGGTGCCGGTGTTGGAGGCTGCCTACGAAGAGCTGGTGGCGCTGGCGGCGAAACAGAACGGTTGAGGGAATGTCGGCGACACGGAGAGTAAAAAACTGGAAGAGATTCCAACACTACAAAGACAGGAAGCCTCCGTGGATCAAGCTCTATCACGATCTGCTTGAAGACCCTGAATTTCTTAAAATATGCGGAAACAGCCCAGTAGGTTTTCTCGTGAGACTTTGGCTGATTGCATCCGAGGATGACGAGCTGCGCGGGCGCCTCCCTGATAGCGAAGCGCTAGCAATACGCTTGCATATCGCCCGCCCTGACCGGGTCAGAAAACGCGACATAGAACAGGTTGAAAAGATGCTCGGACGCCTGGCGCATTGGCTGGAAAACGATAGCGACATGCTAGCAGAGCGCAAGCAAGAGGCTAGCAAAGCGCAAGCATCGTGCAAGCAAAATGCTACCCCAGAGACAGAGACAGAGACAGAGGAGAAACACCTATATATTTTTCAAGAAGTCGAATCGGACAAGAAACAGTTGACGGAGACAGCTTCGAAAAGACCAGACATCGAAGTTGAAACCGATCCCACGTTGAGAAAGATCCAAGGCGTCGTTCTCCGTGTCGCCGGCGACTACTGGGATCCACTGATGGGGCCCGACCTCGTTCGACGTCTCCAGTCCGCGTACTGCGGCGAGGGTGTCGACCTGGACGCGGTCGTGAAACAGATCAGAAACGACCTCGAGATCCGGGGAGATGACATCCGCATCGGTTGCTGGATGGACGTCTCACGGTTTTTGAATGGAAAGTTCCGTGACTACTCCCGGCGATATCGGTCGGCGCCGCTGGCGACCACCGGACCGGACAAGGCGACAAAGGCCTACAGCTCGATGCGGATGCTTATGCAATGCATCGAGAGGGAGCTGCCTATCGAACCGGAGCGGCTGCTGTTCGCGTGGAATACCGCGGTTGAAGACAATCAGGAGATTCCTCTCATCGTACGGCATCTCGTTGATAAAGCCGCTGACGCGGGATGGGTGGAGCTCATCCCTGCAACGGGAAAGATCACAACCGCCGACCATTACCGAATGGCAGAGCCGCCGGAGACACTATCCACACCGCGTAGCGAGGCGAGCCGAGAAGAGATCTCGAGAATAATCGGAGAGTTCAAGAAAAAGGCGGGAAACAGTGAATGACCGACAACGAGAAATACGCCCGATTCCTGATTCTGCGGATAGAGGAGTCGGCGAGGAAGCGAAGGGAGCTCCGGAGCAACCTCCGGAGATTGAATAAGAACATGGCGATAAACATGGAAGAAATCAGAAAGGTGAAAACACGAGGACTCCCACCGCGCACGTCGCGGGTCATCGAGTGGTACAAAGGCACGCCCATAGCCCGGAGTCCACATTTGAAGTGTCGGTCGAAAGGATGTCGAGACGCCGAGCTCCGCGAGACACCGCACGGGATTTGGTGTTTCGACCACTACGTCGACGGGAAGATCTGTAAGGCCAACGGGTGTCACTACCCGGCAATCGAGCAGGGATTGTGCGTCGAGTGTTTGAGGGGCGAGCGGTGACCTGGACGATCCACCAGGGCGACGCTCTCGAGGTGCTTCGGACATTGCCGGATCGCTCGGTCAACTGCTGCGTGACCAGCCCTCCTTATTGGCGCCTCCGGGATTATGGCGTCGCTGGCCAGATCGGTGACGAGCCGACGATCGAGGAGTATCTGGGAAAGCTTGTCGCCGTGTTCCGGGAGGTTCGGCGAGTGCTCCATGCCGACGGCGTGCTGTGGCTCAACATGGGGGATGGGTATGTCAGTGACGCCTGGGGTGGTGGAGGGATAACAGAGGATGGCTGTTGGAGTGACGGGAGAAAGTCAGCGACATTCGCCGCCCGGATGGCCGCACGAAAGAAGATTCGAAAACCGACGGGACTGAAACGCAAGGACATGATCGGCCTGCCGTGGCGGCTGGCGTTCGCCATGCAACAGGACGGTTGGTATCTGCGCAGTGATACAATATGGGCAAAAACCAATCCTCACCCCGAGGCAGTCAAAGACCGCCCGACCAAGGCCCATGAGTATATCTTTCTCCTGTCGAAACGACGCCGCTACTACTACGACGCCGAGGCGATAAAGGATCCGGTTACAGAGAACGCCCACCCTCGGGGCAACGGTGTCAATCCCAAAGCCAAGCGCGATGCCGAACGCGCATTCAATCGCCGGCGGAAGATGTCGCGACAGAATCCGTCGTTTTCATCGGCTGTCACCGGACTGGTCGAGACCCGGAATGCGCGAACGGTATGGACATTCGCGACACAAGGCCGAGATGATGACCACTACGCGACCTTTCCCGATGAGCTCCCGCGACGATGCATCCTGGCCGGCTGCCCGCCCGGGGGAACCGTGCTCGATCCGTTCGTCGGCCGCGGGACGACGGTGATCGTGGCGTTGCGCAACCAACGTCACGGTATCGGCATCGACCTATCACCGGAATACTGCGAGATGGCGCGGGAAAATATCGTCGAAGACGCGCCGCTGCTCAATATCGAGCGTGCTGAAACGATACCGCCCTCCCCTGCTCCCGCAGTCATCAAAGAACGCAACAATGTGCCCCCTGACGGGGCGCCTAAAACGAAAGGAATAGTCTAAGATGTCAGAGTATCAACCATTCGAGGAAATCTGTCTGGCTGCTCTCGGCGTAAACCAAGCAGCGGTCAAACAGGTGGACCACGCACTCCGTGAGGTCGTCAAGAACATCAGCGACCCCAACACCGATTCTGAGTCAGTTCGATCCGTGACTCTGAAGATCAAGCTCAAACCGTCGAAGGATCGACGATCCGCCGAGATCACATTTCAGACCGATGCGAAGTTGGCGGGGGACATGCCGGGAAGCGACCATGTCGTGATTTCTCCAAACGGCAGAGGCGCCATCAGCATGGCCGAGCAACTGGATTTGATGAGCCCGTCACTGACGGCGAGAGATGGAGGTGAGTCATGATGATCGTCAACGCAATCAACCGTATTCTGGACCTGGCCAACGACAAACCGATTGAGGTCGAAGGCCGAAATTACTGGGAGAAGAGCGGGAGCGGCATCCGTCCGCCAACCGTCTCACCGGTCGCCGAGGTGAAGTCCCTCGATGCCCTTTTGTCCGCGCTCGATGCGCCGGAGCTCAAGGCGTTGAGCGAGGATCTCCTCCGTTCGCTGCAGCTGGTCGTCGCGGGGCCGCGGGAGGTGTCGGTCGTCACCGCGCCGGAGAGCACCTGGAAGCAACGGCATCGATACATTGATGCGATCTGCAAGACAGACAGGTTCCCCTTCGATCGGTTCATGGAGATCGAGGAGTTCATCATCCGGGCGCAATGCCTCTTTGTCGACACGGACGTCAAGCAAAGCGTGATCGCTCATGTGTCATCGATCCGGGGTGAGGAAGTCATCTCGAATCTCGACGATGGGATTTCGCAGACGGTCGTTGTCGAGGACAAGCTCACCAACCGCAAGAACCGGTCGGAATTTACCCCGATCCTCGAGCTCCAACCCTATCGAACGTTTCCGGAGGTGGATCAGCCCGTGAGCCGGTTCCTGCTCCGGATGAAAAAGAACGGCGACAAGACGCCCCTCGTCGCCCTCTTCGAGGCGGACGGCGGGCTGTGGGTGTCCAAGGCGTGCGCGAACGTGGCGGCGTATCTCCGGAATGATGAGCGGGTCAAGAAGCTCGGGATCGCGGTTATCGGATGAGCGTCAAGGTCCTATGCTTCGGGGGGGCCTCGTCGAGTTGCGGCGATAATCCGCTGGGAGACGTCGTGATGGACGTTACCAAGGGCCTGATGAATGTAATGGTCATCTCGCTTCCAATCGCGAGTGCCCGGCGGCTGAGGCGGAAATTCGACAGATTGACGAAATGTTCTCGTCCTGTCGTCTGCGTCGGCAAATCCCTCGGCGCCGTCCGTATGTTCCGTGTCCTCAACTCCGGCCGTCGATGGGAGCGGGTCTCCCGCGTCGTGTCCATCGATCCGACAGATGCTCTCCGCATGATATTCGGACACGACATCAGAGGCGGACGCGTTTCGCGCATCACGACCAATTACTACCAGAGCGACAGCTCTCCCCAAGGACAGACCGTGAACGGCGCTGCGAACATCCGCGTCATGGGGACCGACCACATGGGAATCATGCACTCGCTCACCGTGAGAGCTGGGATACGGACAGCGATTTGGGAGGCGGATGATCGCTATCGGGTTTGGGCAAAAGAGGTGGCGGGTGTTCGGAACGTCTATCCGTATTCCGAGCGGCGATGAATGACAATCTGGAGGTGATGTGAGCTACCGGACTCCTGAGCAGAAGAGAATTGACCGCGAGGTCTCAGAGGCACAGCGTCTGGTCTCTGCGTCTGAGAGGAAGCGGGGACATGCCCTCCACATGCCGAAGGACGCCCGAGGCTTCAGAGCGTGCGCCAGGTGGTTGGAGCTCGAGGCCAGGCGAAAGTACCCATCGTACAAAGAGACCCTTGAGTATGCGCAAAACCAGCGGTGGTGCGCGGAAATGGTGAACCTACACGGATACGAGAAGGCCATGAAAATCTGTCGTGCCTATTTCGCGAAGAGATACGGCGGGAGAGGAACTGATAGAGCGGTCCGATAGTGAAAAGTATCGGGCAGTGAAAAAAAAGACAACGAATAGGAGAGAGACCATGAAGACATTCAAAGGGAAGTTTGGAAACGGTGACACCGTTCGTGACACGATTACGGGGTTCGAAGGGGTCGTGATCGGGGTCCGAGTTACCTTCTGGCTCAACGGATGCCGGCGCTACGGCATTCAACCTCGAGAAATGAAGGACGGGAAACCGATTGACTCCGCATGGTTCGACGAAGAGCAGCTCGAGCTTGTTAGCGAAGCTGAACCGAAAGATGCAAAGCCGAGCGGGGGACCGATGCCAGATCCGGTGGGTCCGGTTGGTTGACGGTGTGAGGTAGCAGTGTGACCTACTTCTCTACAGAGCCAGACTACGACATCGAATGGTGCTACTCGCAGTGCCGGGCGATTGCGCGCGGCATCATTGCGAGCTGGCCCGACCTCGAGGCCGACGAGGAGGACCTCGTCCAGATAACGACGATTACGGCGACCAGGTGCGCTTCGAAGGGGCTGCGCATCACGCGGCGCTTTCTCAGGCGGCTGGCGTCCGCGAGTATCAGCAAGTTGCTTGGCGAGAAGCGCTACAACGGGCGCCGCACCGTGAGAGACAACGAGGTGCCATGGGTCGAATGGAACGGAGCCAGCGTGCCGGCACAGCCCGAGCTCGGCCCCCTCGCCCTGTGGCGGCTGCAGCGAATCTACCCGACGCTGTCAGAGATACAGAAGCGCGCTCTCGGGTGCTTGGTCACCGATGGCTCATGGATTGAGCTCGAACGCCAACATGGCACCACGGCCGCCAACCACCAGCGGGCGCTCTACGAGGTAGTCAAGAAGCTCAACGGCGAGAAGGCGTGCGGAAAGGGAAACGGCGCGTTCAGATTCGGCGGCAACGTCCTGTCAGGGAGGTCCACTCCAAGAGGAGAGCATTGAAGGGCGCCGTGCCAAAGACCGGGATCCGTTCTCGTCAACGCCGGCGCCGGGGCGGGCGCCGTCCCGCTGTCCGGAATAACGCTGCCAGGGACCACCTGGTCGAGGAGAACCTGGGGCTCGTCTACAAAGTTGCCGAACGGTATCACAATTCGGACATCGACCGCGAGGATCTCATCCAGGAGGGGAACCTCGGTCTTATCCGGGCAGCTGAGCTGTTCGAGCCGAATCGCGGGTTGAAGTTCAGCACGTACGCGGTGTGGTGGATCCGTTGCTACATGACCCGGGCCGTCAACGCCGATCGTCTGGTCAAGATACCGGAATGGGTGCTCACCAGGCGTGCTTTCATCTGGCGCGCAAGGGAAGTGAAGCGACTTCTCACCGGTGAGTGGCCCGACTCGGAGGAGATGATCTCCGAGCTGAAATCGCAGTACTCCAACAAAACCGTCCGCCGAATTGCCGCACTGAGCCTCGCCGAGCAGTCCATGGATGTGGATTTGAACAACGACTGGGGGATTACCCTCCACGACCTCATGCCGGATGAGGGCGCCGGGAATCCGGAGGTGATTGCCGGGGCGCGGCTGCAGCTCGTCAGAATCGTGGAGGCCCTCGCGGAGCTCCCCAAGTGTCAGGGGTCCATCCTTTCGGACCGTTGGGGACTCAGCGACGGGAGCCCGAAAACGCTGCAGGTGATTGGCGACTCGATCGGGTTGAGCCGGGAGCGCGTCAGACAGATAGAGAGCGCCGCAAAGGTGAATCTCCGGCGGATATGGGCCGGAAAGGAGACTTTCCCGATGCGAAAATACCGCCGGCGGAAAAGGAGAGTGAGGCAGAGATGAAAATCACAGATACATTGATGTCCCCGCCGATGGCGCGGGCCTGGGCCGAAGGACTGAAGACGCGGACGCGGCGGGTGATCAACAGACTCCGTGGATTCGGTCCAATTACTGAGTTTGGACCATCTGATACACGCGGGTACGATTGGCAATTTCGCGACAAGCGTTTGCTGTGGAATGAGATTAGGAATAGGCGACTATTTGACGTCTGCCCCTACGGCGTCCCGGGAGACAGACTGCGGCTGCTCACCACGTGGGCTGTGTGGTCGCTTTATGACAATGTGAAGCCTTGTGATCTCCGGCAATACATGGAGGTGTGTCGCAGTTCGATTTGGACCTACTTCGACTCTGACACAAAACCAGACTGGTGCGGAAAGCTCCGCCCGGGCCGATTCATGCCGAAGTGGATGAGAGAGCTCATGCCACAACCGAAGATCCTCGGCATCGAACCGGGGCGCCTGCAGGACATCTCCGAGGACGAGGCGAGAGAAGAAGGCATCCGAGAGGTCACAAAGGATGGCCAAGTAAAGAAATACTGCGTCTATGACCTCGGCGATCACAGCTCGACCCCATGGCAAGACATGCCGCGCACCGCCGTGGATGCATTCCGAGGGCTATGGGATTCCCTCAACGCGAAGCGGGGCTATCCATGGGATGCCAATGACTGGGTATGGGACATTGAATTCGAAGGAAGTGAGGTGAGGCATGCAACCGACTAACATCAAGTTTGCGGGTGGAGACAGTTATAACGTTTCTCCATGCCCGTTCCCTTGCTGTGGGAGTGCTTCGGTAGACCTTCTGAAGGACCATTTGTGCAGATGGTATTACGTTGAATGTCAGACATGTTTTGCAAGTGGTCCGACAGCTGAGATTAGAGGGTCTGGTGATGCAGCTGCTGAGAGAGATGCGAAGGATCGAGCTGTAGATAAATGGAATGAGCTCGGACATGGTGGGAGGTCAATGACTAGGTCTGGGACGAGGTGGGGAATGCGAAAGACGATTGAGCTGACGCTGGAGTTTTCGGACTGGGCAGAGTGGGTCGCCGTTGATGAGGACGGGTCGGTATTTGAGTACGCAGAAGAACCGCACTGTGGCCAGCACCAATGGATTCCCGTAGGGGTTTTTAGCAGAAAGTTTCGCATAGATGATTGCCTCCCAAAAGACTGGGACTGGCGCAATACCAAACGAAGACTGAAGGACTACAGGTGACACTATGAACGAACTATCCGATATCGCCCATCAGATAGAGGGACTCAAAGTGCAAGACCAACTCGAGCTCGTGAAACAGCTCCTCGACGCGGGGAAGTTCAAGCTCGCCTCGGCAATACTGGACCGGGTCAACTCCGAACTCTCGGTTTACGTCAAGCTCGGGAAGATCATGTCCGCCGGCCTCTTGAAAACCGTACAGGAGGAGAATCGGCGCGAGGGACCTGCTCAGGGCGCTGCCCGGCGGGCGAAAACACCACGTGAAAGAGATCGTGACAAAGAGAGAGTGAAGGGACTCTCACGGAGGTTGAGAAATGGTTGAAATCAAACATGAGGATTGGATCAAGGAAGCATTGGAGAGGTATCCAGACAAGAACATACGATTTGTATGCCCGTGTTGTGGATACGAACAGAGCGTATCCGACTACAAGAAGGCCGGGGCATCCGAAGGGGTGATGGGGTTTTCGTGCATCGGTCGATTAAAACCAGATGCCGATGAGGCGTTTGGAGGCTCGAAAAACGGAGGCCCGTGCAACTATGCCGGAGGCGGGCTGATTGGGCTCAATCCCATCCGCGTCGTTTTTGACGATGGACACGCCCACGACTTCTTTGATTTTGCGGACCGGCCGCTGTCTGAAGGTGCGAAATGAGACTCGAGGCCATCTACCAACCCAAGGGCCGGGCTCGCGAATACGCCAACTATGCCCTCAACCTGTCCACGGGGTGCACCCACGGTTGTAAATACTGCTACGTCCCGGCAATGCTCAGGAAGACCCGCGAGGAGTTTCACGCCGCCGCGCCCCTGCGGGGGAACATCTTCGCCAAGCTCGAGCGTGACCTGACAAAGATGCAGGCCGCGGGGATCCGCGACCATGTGGTGATGTCTTTCACGACAGACCCGTATTGCACCCCGGAGATGGCGGCGGCCACGCGGCGGGCGCTCCAGATGTTTCGTGCCTACGATGTCCCGTTCACGGTGCTCACAAAAGGCGGGATGCTCGCTATCAAGGACTTTGACCTCTACCGTGAATGCGATGCATTTGGAACGACACTGACATTCGATGATCAAGATGATAGTGAGGCCATAGAACCTAATGCGGCACTTCCGGGAAAGCGATACGGAGCTATTCAGGAGGCCTCGGATCGAGGTATTTTCACTTGGGTATCATTTGAGCCTGTTCTCGACGTAGACCAGGTTGAGTATCTGTTTCGGAAAACCGTTCCATATGTCGACCTCTACAAGATAGGTAAAACCAACCACGGATACCCTCATCGAGTGAAAGACTGGGGCGCGTTTGGCCGGCGCATGGTGGAGCTCTGCGAAGAATACGGAAAGCTCTGTTACATCAAACGGGATTTGGCGGAGGAGATGAACCCGCTCTCTCCCATGGAAGGAGCAACGCCATGGTAGTTGATTCAGTCATGTTCTCAACATTGGTTATCTTCCTCTCCTGTATTGTTGGGCTTATCGGGGGAGGTTTGGGACTATTCGTTTTCCTCGACCTTCGGCGGAAGCGATACTTTATCGAGTACCTCAACCGCAAGATCTCAAACCAGGAAGGAAAAGACCGATGACGGTGACGCTGACAGAGGCGCGCGCACTTTTTGGCGACTATCTCTCACACGAGAAAAGAGTCTCCGGCCATACCGTGGCGGCCTATGGACGGGATATCATCGAATTCGAGCGGTTTCTCGATAAGGCCGAGCTCCCGACGGCACCGGACAGAATCGAGGCCACATCAGTGAGGGCGTTTTTGACACATCTCTACGAGAAATGCTCGCCCGCCACCATCGGCCGGAAGCTCGCCTCTCTCCGGTCGTTCTTCCGATTCCTCGTCAACCGGGAATGGGTCCCTCACAATCCGGCGGCCGAGGTCCGGACCCCCAGGATCCCTGAAAAGCTGCCTGGTTTGGTCTCTATAGATGAGGCCGTCGCCGTGGCCGAAGCGGATGTTGGCGACCACCCTTCGGCGCTTCGGGACACCGCGATTGTCGAGGTGCTCTATGGAAGTGGACTGCGGGTGGGTGAGGTGAGTGGGCTGGATTTGGGTGCACTGGATTTGGCCCAAGGCACCGCTATCGTGCTGGGAAAAGGGAAGAAACAGCGGGTGGTGCCACTGGGCGGGAAAGCGATGCAGGCTCTTGAAGCTTATCTCGCGGTGCGAGAACAGGTCGTTCAGAGCGGAAGAATCGCAGACAAGCGGGCTCTATTCATCAACCGCGGAGGGACTCGCCTCGGTGTTCGATCCATCCAGAGAATGGTTCGAGAACGGGGGATTGCCGTCGGTACCCGGATCTCCCTTCATCCCCATGCCCTTCGCCATTCCTGCGCCACCCACCTGCTCGAAGGGGGCGCGGATCTCCGGGTGATTCAGGATCTCCTCGGCCATACGAGTCTCTCCACTACGCAGCGCTACACCCACGTCAACATCGACAGTCTAATGGGGGTCTATGACGGCGCCCATCCCATGGCCCGCAAACCAAAGGAGAAAAGAGATGTTCACCATAGAATTCGATAAACGCCCCTTGGAGCAGCTCGAGAACGACCTCGACAAGCTCGGAGAACGCGCCCTGCCCTACTCCGTACGAGACACGCTCAACACCGCAGCCTACAAGACGAGCGAGCTGGCGAAGAAGAACGCCCGGAGGATCTTCACCATGCGAAACCAGTTCACCACCCGCTCCATCCAGTTCGAGAAGACGTTCGCCCGGCGGATAGACGACATGGAGAGCGCGGCCGGCTCGCTCCAGGAGTACATGCGGGAGCAGGCCGAGGGGTTCACCAGGCACAAGAAGGGCAAGCATGGAGTCCCTATCCCCACGTCGGCGGCCGCGGGACAGGAGGGGGCGAGGCCTCGGACCAAGGTCATCCGGAGGACGAACTGGATCAACAAGCTCCGTGTGGCCCGGGCGAGGCGGAGGGCACGGGATCGGGGGCAAGAGATCGTGCTCGCCGTCCGTGAGGCCGTGGAGACGAAACAGCGGGTTGTCTTCCTGCGGCTTCGGAATCCGGGGCTGTATCGGGTGCTCGGGGGGCGCAAGGTCAAGCGGGGGTGGCCGACCGGGGCTCGACTTCAGATGCTGTACAGCTTGGAGAAGTCCTCGACGAGGACTCGAGAGCGGGACTGGCTTGGTCCGCCGTCCAGACTTGTTGGGGCGAAGATCGGCGACTACTACCGGGAAGCGCTCATCAGGCAGATTGAACGGCAACGGCTGTTCAGAAACAGGGGGAAGTGATGGGGGGCGCATCCTATAACAGAGGAAGCAGCGATCAGGATATTGGAACCCCTCGCGATTTTCTTTATGCTGTTGAGAAGCGTTTTGGAAATATCGAGTTCGACCTCGCGGCCACATCTGAGAATGTTGTCATTCAAGATCAGGAACGAAAGAGCAGATTCTTCGGGCCTGGAAGCCCTTATTGCGAGAGCTCTTTATATGTGAATTGGGCAAATATGTCGGATTATCGAGTGTTATGGCTCAATCCTCCATTCGCTCGAATCGCTCCATTTGCCCAGAAATGCGCCGAACAAAGAAATCGCAAAGGATGGATACTGATGCTCGTGCCTGGCTCTATCGGGACCAATTGGTGGTGTGAATCGGTACGTGACAAGGCGATGATCTATGCTCTTCAGCCACGAATCAAATTCGTTGGCGCCAAAGACGCCTACCCGAAGGATCTTGCCTTGTGTGCCTATGGATACGGTGTGCGAGGAGAAACAAGCTGGAGGTGGAAGTGATGATGAAGCCATGCGAGGCCAGAGTGGCCGCTCAGTTGTTCGCTCGACAGATCATCCACGATATACTCATCGATGACTCCGAGATCGATCTGTACACAGAATTTCCGGACACGGAAGAACAGGCAATGATCCGTCACGAGCTCCAGCAGCTCGCCGAGGTCTTGAACGGAGGATTTAATCCGAGGGTAATTCTTGATCTGCGGTGCGGGATTGTCTGTCAGCCGATGAAATTACCAAGAGAGGAGTAATAATGATCACTGAAAAACTGCTTTTCGCGGTGCATAAAGGGACGGTCGCACGGGAGCCGGCCGGAATCATAGTGCGAGACACCTGCCTGCCGATAGCGTGCTCTCACAGCTCGTGGGAAGGCCATGGGGCGCCGATGGCGGAGGATGGATTCTATTCGTTTTGGGAGGCCACTGCGGACGTTGAGGATTTCTTTGGGGCGCTCGGCATCAACCATATCAGACAAGTATCGGAAGAGAACCCGAGTGGGCTTTGGGTCTACGAGGTGAGCTACGATGACCCTGACGATACGAATATGGACGACACAGAGTGGCTTTGCGGTGGCAGCCTCCGGCGGCCTACCGTCGAGGAGTTGGAACCGCTCACCCGCGGCGAGGCTCCGTGGGGCGGGGTGGTACTGTGAGCGGTGAAGTAAATAAAGAACTTCGAAAGCTGATTTCCCAGCGTCTGGATCTCCAAAAGTTTAGGGAGTTAGATGAGATCAGGCTTCAAGGCGTATACAGGGATTTTGAGATGCGCATCCTGTCCGACATCGCCAGGGTCAACGGGTTGGAGCTGTCGCAGGTGTCGAAGGCCAGGGGATAAATCTTCGGGGCTCGTTGGGGACCGCGTAAGAATTACGAATCTCTGATATAAGGAGACTATAAAAGGAATTTGTGATATAGTTTCTTTTTATTTTAATGAAAGCTAGGCCTTCGGGAGGAATAAGCATGAGTATTGTAAGCATCAAAGACGCTGCCGAAAATATTCTCAACCGTATCGAGACCGTTAAGGGAAGAGGTGAGGAAGCCACAAAACAGGCAATGGTTCTTCCGATGCTTGATGCGCTTGGCTACGACATTTGGAATCCAGATGAAGTATGTCCAGAGTATGAGGCGGATGTTGCGGTAAAGAAAGGGGGGCAGAAGGAAAAGGTTGACTATGCTATACTCCTCGGAGGTGAACCTCGGATTTTTATTGAAGTAAAAAGCGCCGGAGAACCTCTCGACGGACATCAGGGACAACTGAAACGTTATTTTATGTCTACGTCCAGCGTTTCTCTCGGTATCCTTACAAACGGTGTTGAATACCGGTTTTTCACGGACACTGGCGAGCCCAATATTCAGGATGACGATCCTTTTCATATTGTGAGGCTTGAAGATGTTGATCAAGGTCTAGAAGTAATGGCTCGGTTTCAACGCGATGTTTTTTCTCCCGCTTCAATCAGAGAGTACGCTACAGAGCTCACGTATACGGCGAAGATAGTGAGATTTTTAAAAAGCGAATTGGATGTTCAGGATAAAGAATTGGGCGATGAATTTGTAGGCTGGATTTTGAGGAGTCCCGGGATGTACGAAGGTCGAGTCATGCAGAGCGTTATCGAGAGATTCAGGCCAATCGCGAAGACAGCTCTTCAACGCGTTCTAAGCAGCATCATCCGGCGTATCGTGACAGAAATCGACGCCAAGGTGGGCGCTGGAGGTAAAACCGAAGGTGAGCCTGAGAGTGTCGGCGAGAAGATAGAGACATCTGAATCGCTTACCGAACAGAATCTTGAGACCGATGACCAGGGACCGGCAAAATCGCCAGGCCGTGAGATTGTCACAACTGAGGAGGAGTTGGAGTGTTTCGCGATAGTGAAACGTATTTTTGATAACTCAATCTATTCTGAAAAAACCATTTATAATCCGGCTCGAAAACAGGACTTGCCACTGGAAATTGGATACAAAGACACAACCGGATATTTCGGCATTTATTTCAACAAGCCATCTTGGTGGAACATGCGTATTTTCCTTGATGGAAAGACAAAATGGGTCGGTTTTGATATTGACCCAGAAGAGGGTGACAAGTTACTACCGGACGGCTTTACACGTCTACCGCCATGCGCTTTTGCTGATTTCCGCGTACAGGTCAATTCTCCTCAAGACCTTCTCACGCTAAGCGAAATCGTCCACGCCTGCTTTGAGAAGACAATCCAGGACAGAGAAAAGCTCAGAGAAAAACAGTAAATGCGACTTACTGGTCACTTGGACGGTGCTTTAATAGACAATTAGACGTCGTTGTAGGCAGTGTGGGAGGTGGCGCCGCCTCTCCTGGCGCCTTTCATCGTTGACGAAGGTCTCGAAGTTGCTGGTCGACTTCTTTCCATGGAAGCCTTCGATTTCTGTTCTTCATTTCCAGGTATGCTGTTTCGAGACGATCAATCGTGGTGATCTTCTCTAAAACAAGTCTCTCACAAAGCCAAAGAGTCCCCCTTACGTCAACTCCTTCGGCCTCGGCGGCCGTCCGTAGATCCTTGTCTCCGGTGAGAAGACGGCATCGCTCCTGTTCAGCGAGTGCCAAGGCGGCGAGATCGAGGCGGCTTGGTCTCCTGTAGACAGCAGCAAGCTCCGCTGTTCTTTGGATCCCTTGTGACGTCAGCTCCATCAGCAGAAGACCAAGGCGAAGTAGGCCTTCGTGTTGCTCCTGGAGCTCTTCTGCGTACAGAAGATCCGGAACCCCAATGGTATCTGGAAGAGAGAAGAGCTCATTGGTGAGCCCGCCTATCTCGAAATCGATGAAGATGTTGGCGTCACTGATTAACAGCGACATGATGACTCTCGATTGTGAGGCGTGCGCGGAATTCGCCGAGTGACAACGACATCAGCTCCGCGGCCTTCGACATCGATATCATCTCCTCGGCGAAGGCATGCATCACGAGCTGTTCGAAAAGGTGTGGGCATTCCGAGGGGAACGGATCGCCGGGTTCCTTTTTACGCCAGCCTTTGCTTGAAAACATCCGTATCAAGATCTCGGCAGTATTCTGCGTAATCACTCCGACGTCCCGTGCGCGGTACACCCAAGCGAGCATACTGAGCCCGAATTCGTGTTTGAGCTGGTAGAGCTCGCGCCATTCGATATGGTTTCGACGATTTCCAAGCTCGTTGATCACGGCCCCTTTTGGAGCGAGAAATGCACCTGCAAAACGATTGCAGGCGACCTCGTTGTCAATGCCATCGGTGAGATGCTCTCCGAGGACAAGGTGACCGAGTTCGTGGGCAAGTGTGAAACGTTGACGGTCCCCGGGCCAGCCGGCGCCAACCACTATCAGGGGAAAGCCATTCACCCGGGCGGCGAGCCCGTCGAATTTGCTGTAACCATCCGCATCGGTCACGAGCACAAAGATGCCGCGCTCCTCAAGTAGGTCGGCGAGGTTGGGAATGGCATCGCGTCCGAGTTGCCAGGCATCGCGCACCTCGAGGGCCACCTGCTCCACCTGGTCCAGGGAAGCAATGGGCCCAGCCAAGTTCACCGGGTTTTCAAAAGCCGTCACAGGCGGTTTGGGAAAGAGCGAGAGGAGCTCTATGAAGCGTTCCACGTTATCGAGCACATCGGCCTTAATTCGTTCGAGCTGCTTTTTCCCGAGCGAAGATCGCTTGCGATATTCCAGTTCGCCAAGTGTTACAGTATCTGGTCGGAAGAAGAATTCTATAGGAGTGTTGAACGCTCGGGCCAACTGGATGAGCGACTTCGACGTGGGTGTCGCCTCTCCACGCTCGAACTTCGAGATAGCCATAGCACTCAGCTGGGCACGCTCCCCGGCGGCCCGTAGTGATAGCCCTGCAGCGGTTCGAGCTCGCTTTATTCGTTCGCCAATCATCGTCTCATTGATGGTTTACAAAAACCGCCTTTCCTTTAATAAATGTAAACCATTGGCCGTGTCATAGTCAATAGCCAAGATGAAAAAGGTACTGTGGAGGGGGGGGTAGTAGGGCGCCATGTTTGACTGGGTACGGCCCGCCGCGCACTGTCAGAGGTTTTTTTTTCGATTAACCTGTTTTGACATTGAATATTTATACAAATGCATCGCTATCCTTTTAATATCACTTCACTTTACGACCTTCCCGGTTTGAGGAGTTAACTCTCCGGTTAACCGTGGTTAACCAAGCTGGTGAGCCCGGGTTAATTTCTTGGTTAACCGGCGGCGAGCCCTACCTTACCCCGGCGATTGGCCCGGGCGGACCGGGATCCCGTCGGTGAGCTATCGTCCACCTCGGCGTCGGCCCGGGCAATCGGTTGGGGAAGAACGCCGGTGGGCGAACTCGACTACCCCGGCACTGCTAGCGGACCAAACAGACTAGGCCTGTCTGGGCCACTCATTCTTCATTGGTTTTTTCCGACGGAAGAATCCAAGGCAGCGTGTATGGTTTCATGCAAAGGCGACTCATACCGTCAAGGACCTGCTGGCGAAAAATTGGCCACAATGTATGTACCAACTGTCTTTCTGAGAAGAAGCTTCGTGTTTCCTTATCTTTCCATAGTTCTCTGAATTCTTCAGCATCTTTCAAGCGAAACACGACGAGGAAAACCGTGGTCTGTGTAAACAAGTCTTCCTCTTCGAATTTTAGAGATAATTCGTATTTCGGCCGAAAAATAATAAAAGCATCGCCGTTCACAAACACAGGATCATCGTCAGCTATCGCTTTGATAAAAAAGACGTTGATCTCCGTCTTTGGATCAGGGGCATCACCACGTTGTTCGGAAATCAATTTCGTCGGACGTATCTCCGCTAAGTCCATACATTGAAGCAGTCTCATGTTATTATTTGTGATATTCTGGTTCATATTGCGTGCAAATCTTTTTTGTTATCCAAGTTAAGTATGTGAGCGTTTTCCGTTAGGTTCCATTTGGCTTCTGCCACCAGATACGACGGAACCGGAGTACAACTGTCAAACACCGCCATGCGCATGCCTGACTCGTTGGAAGCTTGCGTTCCGTAGTGAACTTCTTTGGCATCAACAGATTTTATTACGCATATGGTGACAGAGTCGGACTGGGAGCACGGGAATTGAAGTTTTTCCCATGTACTCTCACCTGCGACAAAGCTGTTCGAGCTCTCAACTTTTTTTCTCTGTCGAAGGCCGATTCGAGACTTGTTTTCGTTATATATCGCTTGAAAAACATAAGGGTTTTCAGCTATTTTCAGGAGCAAACGGTGTGTCGCGTCTGGGGTGGCACCCTGCTCGTACTTGTTCATGGTCAATTCGCCGAAGCCAAGAAGCAACCCAAACGCTTTCTGACTTGCATTATACTTTTTACGAAGTTTAACTAGATCATCCTTGGTTGGCGTCCGATATAGTTGGTCATACGCCTCTCGAGCTCGCTCCAAGTTGTGGTCAAGTGTCTCGGCGGTATCGAATTCCTCACCACAATGATTACAGCGATATGAATGGGATTGAAACCTGATCTCTTTCCCTTTCATTAGGATCTGTTTTTCTTGGCTCAGGATTTCCACTTTCCGTGTGGCTTCACACTTTGGGCATGACATCATCTCAGACATTGTGTTTTTCCTTCTTCATGAAAGGACATGACCGCGCCCTCTTCTCCGCTGTCTGGGTCTGTACAAATCTTCAGCTTGATATAAATATCAATTTTCAAATCTTGATGTGGATACTTAAATATCATCACTGTGCCCTCCGAACCGTTTCGATCTCTTTGAGGGCCACTATCGCAGTGCGTTTCTTCAAGTCGCTCTATCACGTCAAACGCGTCATCTGACGTCAAATCGTACTCGAGCAGAAACATCACCGTCTTGTTGTTTCTCGGTTTGAATTTGACCTTTTTTTGTTTTAAAAGCCTCCTCAGTCGAGACAAAAACAGTGAGATTCCAAACGAACCACTCATTTTTATTATACCCACTAACTGGTATTGTACAATACCGATTTAGAAAAAACCTGTTGATTTTAAAAAAACATGAGCGTATGATTAGTATCTTTTACAGCGATCCAATTCTCAGTATACAAATAATATAAATACTATTAAACGGGGGTGGGTAAAGTCAATTTATACTGCTGGACAACCACCCAAAACTTCCAGATAAGCTCGCCGCCGTACCGACTGTTGAGAACTGGCGATGTGCCCTTAATCAATGAACGCCGGCGGCGGACTCCACGTCCATCCCTTGAAAGAATAGTTTGCCATCACTAAAGATCGACCATGAAGGCGCTGAGGATTGTCACACAGAAAGAATTCGCCGAGCTGGCCGGAGTATCCCGGCCGGCCATCTCGAAGCTCATCCGTAATGGTCGCCTCCCGGTGACCGACAACAGACGCATCGACCTCGAGGACGACACGGTAAAGAAATATCTTGAATCGCGATCGGCCGATGTAGCGAAAGAAAAACTGAAGCCGAAAGCAAAAGCAAAACCGAAATCGAAACCGAAAACGAAGGGAAAAACGAAACCGAAAACGAAGACGGCCCGGGATGACCCGGTCGAGGGCCAGGCCCCGAAAGAGATTCCAGGAAAGCCGCCGGGGAGACGCCGGGGGAAGACGATCTCCGACGTCATGAGCCGGCGCGACCTGGAGATGAAAAAGCTCGCCGCCGATGCCCAGTATCGCGAGCTCAAGAACGCGCAGATGGAGGGGCAGCTCGTCGCCCGGGAGGCGATGCTCCGGGGTGTGTGGGGGCCCCTCGAGACTTTTCTTGTCCGTCTGCTGTCCGACGGCGCCAAGACCATCGCGGCCCGGGTCTATCCCATCGGCCGAGCCGGGGGAACCATCGAGGACGCCGAGATTGAGGTCCGCCAGCAGCTCACCTCCATGATCCGTCCGCTGAAAGACAAGATCCGCCGCGCGCTCAAGATTCAAGATGTGTGACAATATCAACCATATCGGTACCGATTGGATACTCGAGCGGGCCGAGGCCCTCCCCGTCGAGATGGTTCAAACCTCCCCCGTGGAGTTCAACGAGAAACACCGATACCTCCCCGCCAGCGTGAGCCGGTTCCCGGGGTACATCGACTACTCGGCGTTCCCCTACTGGCCGGAGATTGTCGACTCGATGGACGTCCGCTCCCCGGTTCGGGAGGGATACGTGATGAAGGGGGTACAGGTCGCTTTCACCACGGGGGTCGAGTCCGTCGTGCTCTACGCCGGGGCGCACGTTCGGACAGTGCCGGTGATGTACGTGACCGCCGACAAGGAGCTCGCCGGGAGCCGGATTGAGCACAACTTCATTCCGATGTTCCAGCAATCCGGGTTCGGCGACATCTTCCAGTCCGCCGATGAGGGGAACAGCCGGAAGACGGGCAAGACGAGAAAGCATCTCCAGTGGATCGGCGGGGGGTACATGATCCCCCAGGGCGCCAAGAACGCGGACAAGATGCGGCAGGTATCGATCATGTTCCTCTTGCTCGATGAAGTCGACGCGTGGGCGGATCTGGCGAACGACGGCGATCCGATTCAGCTGTTGAAAGACCGAACCTCGGCGTTTGACCAAATCCGGAAGATCCTCATCGGCTCCTCTCCGTTGCTCTCCGGGTCCAGCCGAATCCACAAGCTGTACCAGCGCGGAGATCAACGGGTCTACAAGCTCCGCTGCCTCAAATGCGGGTTCCCGCAGGCCCTCAGGTGGAGCGGGGAGAACAAGGAGACCGGGAAGAAGTACGGGTTCGCGTGGGACTTCACCGAAGAGGGGCCCCTCGACCTGGAGAGCTGCCGATACCACTGCCAAAACTGCCACCACGCCCACTTCGAGCACGACAAGCCGCGGCTCATCCACGCCGACAACGCGTTTTGGGAGCCGACCGCGGTCCCGGTAGAGCCCAACATCCGAAGCTGGCATATCCCGGCGATGCTCTCGCCATACGGGGTGCAACCCTGGTCGAAATGCGTCTCCCGCTGGCTCGACGCCGTGGACAAGGAGACCGGGAAGACCAAGAGCGTAAGCGCCCTCCAGGTGTTCTACAACAACATCCTCGGAGAACCCTTCGAGGTCTTCGGCGGCCGCGTCCGCTTCTCCGCGGTCTCCGCCCACCGGCGGCGCTGGTATCGCAAAGGGGAGATACCGAACACCGAGATCGCCGAGTACTGCGACTCCGAGGTCCTCTTCCTGACCTGTACAGTGGATGTCCACCACGATGACCTGTTCGTGGCGATCTGGGGCTGGACCGCGGGGATGACGTGCTGGCTCATCGACTACCAACGCATCACCGACGACTCCGAAGGAGGATGCGAGCTCATCGAGTCGCCGGCCTGGGCAGCCCTGCAGAAGATCATCGACGAGGGAGAATGGACGGCCGATGACGAAAAAACCTACCGGCTCGCAATGACGTTCATCGACGCCAACTGGGGAGAATCCACCTCAACCGTGGTCGACTTCTGCGCCCAATACGAATCCGGCGTCTACCCGATCATGGGCCGAAGGCGAACCGCGTCCGCATCGACGTTCAAGGAGTTCTCCGAGTTCACCACGCAGTCCGGGACAACCGGCTATCTCCTCTTGGTAGATCACTACAAAGACAGGCTTGCCCCGGTGCTGCGGCGAACATGGAGGCCGGACGACGGAAAACAAGAGCAGTACACCTTCAATGCCCCATTGGATACTACAGACGACGAGCTCCGCGAGCTCACCAAGGAATACCGTCGAGAAAAGAAACAGCCAAACGGGACCGTGACCTACGAATGGCACCGCCCCCACGGCGCCGCCAACGAGCTCTGGGACCTCATGGTTTACGGCCACGCGTCGGTTGAAATCCTGGCCTGGATGGTTTGCGTGAAGCATTTCGAGCTGGATTCGGTGGATTGGCGCCAGTTTTGGGACTATTGCCGGGGTGGAGTGTTCTTCGAAGCGGCCTAGTCGTAACGATTCTTGAAAACGTCCTTTTTTGTTAATATTGAGAATTGACAAGATCGCAGGTTATACGAACTACAATTTCCTTCATCGAAAGGAAACTACTTTCGTCTTCGGTGTTTTGGTTGCTTGGGTCTGGTCTTGATTTCTTGGGGTCGCTGTATAGAAGCTGGCTGTGGTTTTGCTGCTAATGATTGGACAACATTTTTTACCCAGATTTTATCGTGGTTGGTTATAACAATCTTAGTAGTAGGTGATCTTTCAAACAAAATGGTCATCAAATGGTAGGATGTTAATACTTCATCTTGAAGATCCTGGCTGTCTTCCAAGTTTTCAATGTTTAGCTGCTGCTTAAGCGCTTCTTCCCGATCAATTCGATGCCCATGTATTTTATGTTCTTCTGTGTCGTTGAAGTACTTCGCTGTTTTTTCGGCAAGTTCTTCTGCATTATTTTGTCCTGCAAACATTCGGTCTTTGAGCCATTTTGTAACCATCTGTTCCCCATACTCAAGAACATTTTTTGATTCTTGAAGCAAAGATGGCCCCAGGGTTTGAAGTACTGGCGCCCAAAGATGGGCTTGTTTTATATCTTCAGAAAGTTCCTTACGAGCCCGCTCGAATTGTTGATGTATTGCCCCTGCTGGCACTGATCTTCCCCCTAAACCAATTTGGGGATCGATTGGTCCTAACTGACTCTGTTTGCCCATGATGATTTTGTTTGCAGCCAGAGAAATCATAGTTCCAGCGGACATAGCATAGGTTGGTATTATTACTTCGATGTAATCAAATTTGCTATGCAAGTATTCAACAAGTGTCTCAGTGGCTGCAGCCTGTCCACCCGGAGTATGCAAAATTAACGTCAGTCCTTTGTCCCAATTCATCCCATGGAGAGCCGACATGAAACCGTTTATTTCTTCCAATGTTATCTGTATATCATAAGCTGGAACCATCGGTTTTTGCAGAAAAGAAGAAGCGTAGAAGATTACGTTGCTACCTTTTCGAAGGTTTGAAATATTGTTCAGAGTTTGTTGTTGTTTTTGGTTAAGCCAACTAGCTTTCTTTTCATCCGGCTGTTTGTCCATCTCTCGGATGAACTCATTCCACGCAGGTTTTTCTGGCATGTTTTAACTCAGGATAACTGACAGGGGATGGTTAATATCTCTGTGGCCATTGTCTACTTCGCTGCTGTTACAGCTGACAGCCACATCTATAATTTCTTGCTGCTCTCGATATTGTTTATAGAGTTCGTCAGCTTTTTCCAATGCTTCCAGCATCTCCGATTCAGTGATTTTTTTATATTCTTTCATGTGCTTCTCCTTTTAGTTGGTTAACCTAAAGTTCTCATTTTTCAAATCGTTAATCCAAAGGGATCACATTGGGCCACATACAACGCAGTCGGCATATTGGACAACCTGCCACTCTACAGTCCTTCGCATATTTTATTTCCTCCACAAACAGGTGAACCTGTCTATATTATAAATCCTAAATATTATCAACGCAATAAACGAACCGGTACCATCAAAATATATAACAATACTGTAGGATGAAAATTCCAAAAGGCTTACGCGTGCGAGGGGATTTCTGCGTACAGGGGCTGGTCATCAAGAACGATATGCTATCAACGGGGCTTGATTCGGTGAATCGCCACCAATTTTGGAAATATTTTCGTAGATTTTTTCTATTCCATATCCTGCTGAAATAAATACAAAAAAACACCGTCGCACCCCTTTAATCCGTCTATACCCTCAAAAAAAATGCTCCTAACCCTTTACAGATTTTTCGCCTTAACTAAAGGCTTAACATGAGTTCAGTAGTCACAGCGGAATGGCTCCAATCCCGAATCACCGCTACCAAGGCGATGATCGAGGAGTACGAGTCCGCTGTAATTGCCCTCTCCACCGGCACTGTAAAGAGCTACACCCTCAACACCGGGCAGACCACTCAAAGCGTGACCAAGAAGGACGTTTCCCGCCTTCAGGCTGACATCGATTCGATGTACGGACGGCTCGACTACTGGGACATGCGCCTCAACGGCGGCGGCCCTTCGATCTACGTGAGGGGGGCATGATGAGCTGGGGTCCCGTTCCCGTTATTGAAGAGCAGGAGCTTCCGTGGGTGTGGCCCGAGTCTGCCGGTCCCCCTCCGGAGGCGGAGGCCTCCTCCGCGTTTCCCACCACCCCCTCCGGGGCGTACGACGGGAGTAACTTCCTCGAGGGCGTGGACGGGCTGATCGATCAGATCTCGACGCTCGACTACTGGACGTTGCGGGCCCGGTCCGCGGCGCTGTTCTACGGCAACTCGTACGGTCGGGGGATCGTCCGCCGGTTTGTGACGGACATCATCAACACCGGGCTGACTCCCGAGAGCATCCCCGAGGAATCCATCCTCGGCCTCCCCGATGACTCCCTCTCCGAGTGGTCGGAGATGCGCGAGAAGCGATTTCGCCTTTATGGGGAATCGAAAGAGATCATCGACGCCAAGGGATACCGCGAGGACGGGGTTCTCCAGGCCCAAATCTACCTCGAGGCGCTCGTGGCCGGGGATTGCCTGGTCATCTGCCGACAGGACAAGGACACCGGGCTTCCTCAGCTTCAGATCGTCAACGGCGACCGGGTCCAGACCCCTCCGGACCGGTGGGACGAGGAGAACCTGGTCGACGGTGTCAAGCTCGACGACCGCGGCCGCCACCTCGGTTACTGGGTGTACCAGGGGACGAACGAGATTATGGATGACCGGTGGGCGTACATTCCCACCCACGGAGCGAGCACCGGCCGGCGGACGGCCTGGATGGTCTACGGCATCGACAAGCGCGAGGACGGCGTCCGCGGGGAACCCCTGCTCGCCATCGCCATCCAGCCCCTGAACGAGATCCTGAAATACCGGGGCGCGGCTCAATTGAAGGCGGCTATCAACTCGATGATCATCGGCTTTATCAAGCGCACCCAGGACAAGCCGGCTTCTTTGCCCGTGCAAGGGGGCGCGGTCAAGAAGACCACGGTCGCCAATACCAGTGGGACGACATCACCGGTCAATCTGACCCAGATCATGCCGGGGGTGTTCATGGAGCGTTTGCAGCCGGGGGAGGAACCGGTACCGCACTCTGTCCACGGCACGGACGTGAACTTCGGGCAGTTCGAGGCGGCGGTGATGGTGGGGCTCTCCTGGGCTCTCCAGATCCCCCCCGAGATCCTCCTGATGAGCTTCAACAAGAACTACTCCGCGAGCCAGGCGGCGACCAACAAGTGGAAGACGCTCATCGCCAAGGAACGCCCCCGCTTTGCCGCGGCCCACCCCAAGAACCTGTGGGAGGAGTGGTTCATCGCCGAGCTGATGCTCGGGAAGTTCGAAGCCGCGGGCTTCTTCGAGGCTTTCCGGGATCCGAAGCGGTACGACGAGAAGCGCGCATGGCTGCAGACCGAGTGGTTCGGCCAGGTGGAGCCGTCGGTGGACATCGTCAAGCAGACCACCGGTTACAAGGCGATGGTCAACGAGGGGTGGACGACCAACACGCGGACCGCCCGGGAGCTCAACGGCTCGAAGTGGAGCCACAACATCAAGCAGGTGGCCAAGGAGAACGCCGAGAAAGCCAAGGCGATGCGTCCCCTCCTCGATCTTCAGAAGGAATTCGGCAACGACGCGGTCGAGGCGGTGATGCGGATAGCCCCCGAGCTGCTGGCGATGGCCCAGGCCGGGGCGGAAAGCGGGATCGAATCATGACGACATGGTTGATGGTACAGTCCGAGATTGACCGGATTGAAGCGCTCAGAGCTCAGGCCTCGCAACGGATCACTGCGCTGGACATCGAGCCCGATGTCGTGGACGTGGACGCCGCGGCCAAGGAGGAGGACGCTCTCGACATCGTCGACGGCGTGGCGCTCATCAAGATCGAGGGGATCCTGACGCCGAAGCGAATCCGGTGGCTCGACTGGTTCGACGAGAAGCAGGCGGTCTACAGCGAGATCGAAGCCAAGGTCAGAGAGGCCGAGGCGCGCGGGGCCCAGAAGATTGTCTTTTCTATCAACAGCCCGGGGGGTGACCTCGAGGGGCTGTACGACGCGATGGCCACCATCGCGTCCGCATCCATCCCCACGGAGACGGTGAGCGGATACCTGCTCGCGTCAGGGGCGTATATGCTGGCGTCCCAAACCGACAAGATCACGGCTCAGAACGACGTGTCCCTGGTGGGCAGCGTGGGGGTGGCCACCTCGCGCATGTCGTTGGAGTTCATCAAGGACATCGCCAACACGGACAGCCCCAAGAAGCGGCCGAATGTGTCGACCGAGGAGGGGGTCAAGGCCGTCCAGGAGGAGCTGGACGACATCTATCAGGTGCTGGCCGAGCAGATCGCCGAGGGTCGCAACACCTCGGTGCGGACGGTCAAGAGAGACTACGGCGAGGGCGCGGTGATGACAGCGCGCACCGCCCTGCAACGCAAAATGATCGATGCCATCGGCATCGCGCAACCAACCACCGCCAAAAAGGCGGCAACCACAGGAGTAAACATGGACGCGAAAACACTCAGAGGGGAGCACCGCGAGACCTTCGACGCCGTCTTCGAGATGGGACGGCGGGCCGAGCGGGAGCAGGTGTGCGCCCACTTGGTCCTCGCTGAGGGGAGCGGGGATTTCGAGGCGGCGCACCAGGCCATCAAGGAGGGCGAGGGGGTCACGCAGCTCGTGGTGGCGCACCATCAGTCCGCGGCGATGAGACGTCAACACATCCAGGCGCGGCAAGAGGACAACCCTCCCCCGGTCAACGCCGGCGGGGAGGCGCCGCCTACCGACGAGACGTCGAAGATCAAGGCGGAGATGGAGGCCGACTGCGAGGGTCTCGCCTGGGAGGAGGTGTGATATGCCGCTGATCGTCACGAAAAACGTCATCAACGACGGCGTCATCGCCGCCGGCGAGTTCGAGGACCAGGTGCTGACGAGCGCCGGCGCCGAGACCTATCTCGACAACACGCTCCTCGCCATGGACACGAGCACGTGGAAGCTCGTGCCCTACGTCAAGGGCGGGTCGACGAACGGAAACGGCGTGGTCTACGGGGTGCTCACGAAAGGGTTCTCCGCGGCCGGCGCCGGGGATACGCCGGTCCGTCCCATGCTCACCGGGAAGCTGGTCACCGGCAAGACGGTGATTCACGCGGACGGCGACGCGAGCAATATCGACAACTCGGTCAAGATGCTCTGCAAGGATCAGGGCGTCTTGCTGCTGGATGCGGCCGATCTGTACGTCGCAGACAACCGTTAAAGGAGGGGACAGATGACCGCAATCACCGTGAGACAACTCAAACCCTATTTCAACAACTCACCCGCTCCCACCTTCGTGGCGGGGCTCTTCCCGGTGGACGAGGATTCGTTCAAGAACTCCGAGAAGGTGGCCTGGGACGTGGAGCGTGAGGAGGAGGACGTCGCCGTGCCCTTGCCGAGTCCGGACTCCGGGTCACGGCACAACGAGACCGGCGACTACGATGACAAGGAAGTCATCCCGCCCAACTACTCGGAGAGCGGGTCCATCTCCGCATCGTCCCTCGGGAAGAGCCGGCAGATCGGCAAGACCGAGTACGACGATCCGGGGTTCCTGCGGGAGGCCGGGGAACGCGCCTCTCGTCTGGCGACGAAGCTCGAGAAGAAGCTTCGTCGCGGGATGGAGCTCCAAGGGAGCCAGATCCTCACCGATGTGAACGGGATCTCCCTCGTGGACGGTAACGGCGTTGTGATGTTCGCGCTGAACTACGAAGCCAAGGCCTCGCACTTCCCGAATGCGGGCACGGCCTGGGGAGCCGCCACGCTGGTCCAGAAGCTCGGTGACGTCTCGGCGCTCTGCAATGAGGTCCGAAACGACGGCCTGGAGGATCCGAAACGAATCCTCATCGGTGACGGTTCCTTCGAGAACCTGATCAACACGGACGGGTTCAAGGACCGGTTCGACGCGCGGCGGGCCGACTTCGGGGAGTTCAACAAGCTCAAGACCGGGGGAACCCGCGGGGCGCACTACCGGGGAACCCTCGATCTCGAGAGCTTCAAGGTCGACATGTGGACCTACTCCGGGCGCTACAAGCATCCGGAGACCGGTTTGAAGACCAAGTTCATCGGCGACAGCAAGCTCGTGGTGCTGGCCGACGGGCGGTTCCAGACCGTGTTCGGCCGGGTGTTCAAGTTCAACAACGGTCAGGCGGTTCCGATCCCACAGCTCCGGCGCCGGGCGAAGATGCGCAAGCAGGGACTGGACATTTTCTTCAACAACTGGGTTGAGAAGAACGGATCCGCGGTCACCCTCGAGCTGAGCTCGCGGCCGCTGCTCATCCCGATAGCCATCGACACCTTCGGGTGCCTCGATACGGGGATCTGACCATGAGCAAGAAAGACAAGAATCAGACACCGCCGAACCAACCCGGGACGCCGAAGGAGGAGCTGCCCAAGGGCGGAGCTCCCAAGGACGAGCCGCCGAAATACCTCTTGGCCAAGAAGAGGAGCAGCATCACGACCAAGGCGGGCATCCTCGATGACGTCAAGGTGAAGAAGCTGGGCGGCATCGACGCGTCGTACTTCGTGGGCGGCCAGGACATCATCGATGATCTGGTCGAGAGGGGGCTCCTGAAAGCGAAATGAGCCTCCGAGACACAGCGCACGCGGATCTCATCGAGATCTTCTCCGACCCGGAGAACGTGGATACCTGCACGATCACCTCTCCGGCCGGTGCGTTCGAGAACTTCCGAGTCCTCTCGAACGATATCCATCTGTCCATCGACCCGGGGACCGGCGAGACCGTCACGGGGCGCCAGTGTTCCATGGCGGTGCTCATCTCCGAGCTCATGGCGGCGGGATTCGATGAGATCCACGGCGTGGCCGAGTCCGACTCGAAACCCTGGGTCGTTGACGCCATCGACGTCAACGGCATCCCCGACAAGTTCAAGGTGATGGAGACCTACCCCGACCGCGGGGCGGGGCTCATCATCCTGATTTTGGAGCTGTACAAGCAATGACCGAGTCCATCCCATTGATCGACAAGAGCGACCTGTTCGAACAGATCCGCGACCGGATCTCCGAGATACTGGCGGCGGAGATCGCCGCGCAGCAGGCCCTGGCGTCGGGCGCCGGCAAGGACCCGGAGCTATACACAATCCGGGTCTACGCCGAGCGGATCAACCCGTGGGAGGCGTTTGGAGACGACAAGACCCCGCTGGCCAACGTCTGGTACGACAGCTCGAGATACGACCCGTCGAGATCCAACTCCCAGACCCGGCAGGTCTCGGACCCGAGCCGGTACCATATTGACGTCTACTCATACGCGGAGTCCGAGGATGTGGCCGGCGGCGGACACCGGCCGGGCGACGAGCTCGGCGCGAAGCGCGGGCAGCACGCGGCGAAGCTGGTCCGCAATCTCCTGATGCACGACAAATGGCGCAAGCTCGGGCTCGGCAACGATATCTGGGATCGCTGGATCGCCTCCATCGAGATGTTTCAGCCGGTCTCGGGCAAGCAGGCGGTTCAGCATGTGGTGGGGTGCCGCGTCACCCTCGAGGTCAAGCACAACGAGACAATCGAGCTCGAGGAACACGAGATCCTCGAGCTCATCAACGTGAAATTCCATCACGAGCCCGACGGGCAGGTGATAGCGGAATTGAATTACGGCGAAGAGACGCCGTGAGGAGATAGGGAACATGGCTATTTCGACAGCATACCCGCAAAGCCGCACGGCTCGCGGACGGGCCGTTAAGGTCATCTACGAGAACAAAGGCGCGGCCGGGACAAAATTCTTGCCGTCACGGGTGGTCATCGTGGGCCAGGGCGCCGTGGCCAAGGGGGCGTATTCGACCACGAAGGAGCGGATCTTCTCCGCCGCCTATGCGGGCAACAAATGGGGGTACGACTCCCATATCTACCAGGCGGCCCTGTCGGTGCTCCCGCCGAACGGCGACGGGGTGGGCGACATTCCGGTGACGGTCTATCCCTTGGCGCAGCCGACCACAGGAGGCGTTCAGGCCATCGGCGACATCACGCCGAGCGGTACGCAGACCAAGCAACAGACGTACAACGTCAAGGTCAGCAACATGGTGTCCGTCGACATCGTGATGGCTGCCGGAGAAGGGTTGTCAGAGTTTATCGAAAAGGCGATCCCGGCCGTCAACGGCGTGCTCGGGATGCCGGGGACCGCGTCCGACGGGAGCACCAAGCTCAACTTCACGGTGGGCTGGGAGGGCGAAAGCGGCAACGATGTCCACCTCGAGGTGGTCGCCCCGGACGACGCGGAGATGACGTTCGTCGTCACGCAACCCACCGGCGGCGCCGGGACGGTGAGCATCACGGACGCCCTCGCCCAGATCGGAAACATCTGGGAGACGCATGTCATCAACTGCCTCCAGTACACGGACAGCGCCATCCTGAACGAGTACGCCACCTTCAACGAGGGACGCTGGCACCCCGAGGTCAAGAAGCCGCTGCGCGTCTACACCGGGACGGCCGAGGCGTCGCTCACGACGGTCACCGCGGTCACGGACGCCCGGAAGACGGACCGGACGAACATCATCCTGCCCAATCCGGGATCCAATGATCTGCCGTGCGTCATCGCGGCCGACATGGTGCGCCGCATCGCCAAGCTCGCCAACGAGAACCCGCCACACGACTACGGGAAGCTGGACTGCCCGCGGCTGACGCCGGGGCCCGACGGCGTGCAGTGGGACAGCACTATGCGCCAGGCGGCCTTCTCGGCCGGATGCTCCAGCGTGGAGGTGGTCGACGAGGTGGTGACGATCTCCGACGTGATCACGTGTTATCACCCCACCGGCGAGGACCCGCCGGCATATCAATACGATGTGGATCTGGCGAAGATCTTCACGATGATCCACAACACAAACCTCGCCATGGCGCCGTACGACTCCGGCCCTCCCCTGGTGCCGGACGGCCAGGCGACCAAGAACCCGGCGGCCAAGAAACCGAAGATGGTGAAAGGACGGCTTTTCAAGCTGATTGATAACGCGGCCACGGACGTCATCATATCCGATCCGGATTATGCAAAGAAGAACACACAAGTCGGGATCGGCACAACAAACTCCAAGAGACTGGATGTCAAGCTGGTCTTCTTGGTGGGGGGGAACTCGAACGTGATCAGCATCGATCTCGTTTTTGGTTTCTACTACGGAAAGGGGTAGTCAATGGGTGCTTCCGGAGGACCATACAAGACCATATCCATCGCCGGCCGTGAATTCCGCTGCACCGGCGAATGCAAAATCGATTTCAAGGGAGGCGGCTTCTCGACCGAGCGCCGTTCGAACGGCGACAAATCGTCCCGCACGATTCTCACGCCAGAGCTGTGGATGGCGACGGGGTGCGTGATCGAGATAGACGAGGACAACGAGGACTGGGAATTCCTCATGGATGTCAAGAACAGCGGAGAGGATGTCGATATTGTCCTGACCTCTTGCGACGATATTTCCCATCAAGGTGACGGCGGGTTCGAGGGGGACGTCACCAAGGTCAAAGCAGACGCGGCGGCCAAGTTCGATCTCTCCGGTCCGGGAGAGCTCGATCGGCTTTAGATGCAAAGGCGAAACAAGCGCCGCCCCGGGAGTCGCCTTTCCTCCCGCGCAGGCGGGGCGGCGCGTTTTTTGAAAGGCATAGACAATGGATACTCACGACCCGACAAGCGCTTCCACTTCCGGAACGCATCAGAAGATCCCAAGGGATGTCGCCAAGGACGACTTCGATCGCTTCGCAGAGTTCGCCCGGCTCAAGATGGACAGCTACAGGAGCGAAGTGGCCCAGGAGAAGGTCAACACCTGCAGGGAGCACTTCATTGAAAACGTCATGTGCGGCCGCATCACGGTGGACGAGGACGGACAAGCGACGATCTTGACGGAGAGCGAGGTTGTTCCCTCTGTCCGGTTCGGGAGGCGTCCGAACGGCTTCGACGACAAGCAGATGGACAAGTGCAAGATATACGCCATCGAGGCGAAGGAGGACGCGCGCGTCGCGTCCGTCCTCGGGGTTGCGCCGGCGTTGTTCAACAAGCTCGAGCATCACGACCGCAGGCTGATAAAGGAGGTGTTCCACCTTTTTCTGGATGAGTGAGATCTCAGCGCCGTTGCTGGTCAGGCGCGGCGAGAATGTATCGCTGGGATACGACAGGGACGGGAACCCGCTGCATACGAGGTTGATTGTGACTCAAAACATGATCTTGGACATCTGCATGACCTATTCCGGTCTCCCGGATGTCCGGACAATGGACTTGGACGAGATCGAGTTCTTCTATGAGGGGCTCCGTCCCAAGCTGCTTGCCGAGACGAAACCGCAATGACCAAGAATTTCGAAATCAAGACGACCTTCAGCGCCGCGGACAAGGCGTCCAGGGTCATCGGTGGAATCCAGGCGAAGGTCGCGAAGTTCTCGGCCAAGGCCTCGATGCATCTCAGGAAAGTGGATCGATTCACCAGAAAGCTCTCTTCCACTCTGACGTCAGTGTTGAAGGTGGGCGCCGTGGCGGGCGCCGGCGCGCTCGGCCTGGTATTTCATGCGGTCAATCGCACCGCTGAATCGATGGACGCGCTCGCCAAGAAGACGCGGGCGATGAGCTTCCCCATCGAGACTTATCAGGAATATCGTTTTGCGGCCGAGCAATCCGGTGTGTCGACAGAGATGTTCGACAAGTCCCTTCAGAAGTTCACCAAGACCGTGGGCGAGCTCAAGGGCGGGTACGGTGCCATGTACACGGCGTTGAAAAAAACGAACCCAGCGCTATTGAAGCAACTCAAGAATACCGACAATGTCGGGGTCGCCTTCTACAAGTATCTTCAGGCCATAGAGAAGACACCGGGCGCCATGGACAAGGCAGCCCTGGCAACCGCCGGATTCGGACGCTCCGGGATGGACATGATCAACCTTGCCGACGCCGGCGCCGAGGAGATCGAAAAGCTCCGGAAACAGATGCGTGAAAACGGCATTGTCACCGCCGAGCAAGCCGCCAAGGCCGAAGCGTACAACGACATGATGAACCGCGTGAAGCTGACCGTATCGGGGTTCATGGTTGATGTGCTCACGCCGCTCATGCCGAAACTGACGAGCGTCGCGGATGCGACGCGAAAGTGGATGGTTGAAAACAGGGGGCTCATCAAATCGAAAGTATCGGCGTTTTTCGAGAAGCTACCGTCGATGTTCAAGCAGTTCTCGGACTCGATGAGGGGCGTGGTGCCGTTGCTGTCCAAAGCGGTTGCACAGATAAAATCCTTGGCCGTATGGATCGCAAAGGTGGATTGGGGGAAATGGCTGCCCATCATCACCAAGGCCATCGCGTTGTTCTACGGGATGAGAATCGCGGTGAAGACCGCCACCGTCTCAATGAACCTGTTCAACGCGGCGATGAACCTGAACCTCGGCCCGGCCAGGAAAGCATCGGCGTTCTTTGCCAAGGAGATGCCCGCGGCCATGGGCAAGAGCATCGGCGCCGCCGGAAAGCTCCAATCAACGCTTGGCGTGTTGAGCGCCGCGGTGGCGGGATGGGGAATCGGTACTGTCCTCTACGAGAAGCTCGTTGACCCTTTGATCGAGGCCCAGGCGCGTCTCCAGGAATACATCAATGATGTGTCCGACACCATGGGCCGCGATGTATCGAAGCGTTCACCCGCGCAGCTGAGAAAGGATATCGCCGCGGTCGACAAGACCAACAGGGCTTTGAAAAATGACGCTGTCCTGAACTACCTCCCCGGCATGGGCTTTTTCCAGGACATGGGCAAGCTCGGGCTGCAAAAAGAGAGGGAACGCCTCATGGGCGCCCTGAACACCGCCGAGAACAAGCGCAAGTACGCCGTGAACCAGACCTTCGGAGACGTCGCCCCGTGGGAAGCGCCGCTCCCGACCTCGGCCGCGCCCGCGGTAACCACGTCGACTCATGAGAGCGTCTCGAAGTCCCAGGTCGAGGTCACGATCAAGGATGAGACCGGCCGGGCCAGGGTGACAAAGGACCGTCGCCGGGGCAGCGGAGCGGGACTGAAGCTCGTTCATACGGGGACAGTAAAATGAGCCCGTCGCCGCTTACGTTCTTCTCTGATTTGTTCGCCGGGCCGAAGCAGTTCGAGGGAACGCCCTACACCACTCCCGGCAAAGCCATCTATCAGAGCCCGAGCGGCGCCAAGATCCCGTTCGACTACGAGGACATCACGAGCTCGGTGGCCACCAAGTCCGCCGTGTTCGAGCTCGCCGCGGGGGACGGGACCTATGTCCAGCCGGGCCGGCGGACCGGCGGGCGGTTCCCCATGATGGTCTTTTTCTCCGGAAAGGACCGCATGAAAAAGGCGTCCGCCTTTCTTAAGGCGCTCCTGGAGCCCGGCCAGGGCGTGCTGACACATCCGGTCTACGGCGACGTGGCCGTGATCCCCGTGGGGGACATTGGGCGCTCCGACCCGTTTGTCAGCGCCGGCAATCAGGTCGTGTTCACGGTCGATTTCTACGAGACCACCGGCCTGCAGATCGGACAGGAGAGCAACCGCAAGTCGATGTTCGACAGCCTCATGGACGCATCCGCCGTGGATTTTTCCGAGAAGGTGGCGCTCGGCGACGTGGTCGACGCGGCAAGCTTCAAGAACAAGGTCACCGCCGTCACAAAATCGATCAAGGCGGCGTTGAAGCGGGCGTCACAGGGCGTGGGCGCGATAACCCAGAAGATCGAGGACGCCGGCGATTCGATCGACCGCGGTATTGACCTGCTGGTCGGCCAGCCGCTCGCTTTGGCGCGCCAGACCCAGATCCTCATCGGAGAGCCTCGGCGCCAGGTGTCGGGCGCGAGGGCAAAGCTCGCCGCCTACAAGGACCTTGCCGGGAGCATCTTCTCAGGGACCACCGCCGAGCTGTCGAGCTACACCAAGGACTACGTCAATTCGTTTCATCAGGACAAGATGGTGGCCTCGGCAATCGTGGCGAATTCCGCGATGCTCGCCGCCGACACGGACGACTTCTTCACGCGGCTCGACTATATCAACGCGGCGGATGACCTCGAGGCGCTCCTGGACGACTATCAGGGGTGGCATGACCAGAACTACGCGGCCATCGAGAGCAGCGACATCGACGGGGCCACCGTGGACACCGGGGATGGGCTGTCAGAGCTCAGGGAGCTCGCGGCGGCTTCGATATCCGACCTGATCACCCGGTCGCTGCAGGCAAAGACGCAGTTCAAAACCGCCATCACGTCGGACAGGACACCGATTGATTTGTGCTTCGAGCTCTATGGAACAACCAAGCACGACACCATGGATCTGTTTCTGTACACGAACCAGGTAGCCGGGGATGAACACTTCCTGATACCAAAGGGGCGAGAGATTGTCTGGTACGTATAGAGCGAAGGGTGGAGAGACCTGGAACCTGGTTGCCAGGGTGGCGACCGGTGACGATATCAACGCGGCGAAGATCCAGCGGGCAAACCCCGGGGTGCCGTCGCCGATTCCGGCCGGGACGCTGCTGCAGATTCCCTCCGACGACATCGAGCCGAGCTTTGAGCTCCTGGACGACATCAGGATTACGGTCGACGGCCAGCAGGTAGGCACCTTCAACGAGCTCGAGGTGGGGCTCTCGGTCGACGCCATCACCAAGGCGG